GCGCACACAGGCTCAATGGTCTGATCGCCGCGCAACGTTCATGGCTGACCACCCCGACTTCGAGGCGGTTGCCGAACGCGACGATCTCCAGATCAGTCTGCCGATGGCGCAGGCCATGCTTGAGTCCGAAGACGGTCCCGCTGTCGCGTATTATCTCGGTCAGAACCCCGAGACTGCGGCAAGGATCGCCAAACTGGACCCGATCCAGGCTGTTCGTGAAATTGGGAAGATCGAAGCCCGGTTGAGTGCTCAGTCTGAAGCACCGACGCCGAGCCGCAAGCCTGATCCAATCAAGCCTGTTGGTTCGCGTTCCAACGCCGGTCCCAAATCTCCCGACCAGGAAACCATGGAGGAATACGCTGCAAGGCGTGCCTCCGAAATCGCTGCCTCTCGTCGCCGTTAAGCCTCGGACATCCGGGGCGTCATAAGGAAGCCTCGGATGTCTAACAACGCTCTTCTTAATCCTAGCGTCATCACCAAGGAGACGCTGGTTATCCTCGAAAACAACCTGGTGGCCGCCGGCAAGGTGAACCGCCAGTTCGAGAACCAGTTCGTCAAGATCGGTTCCTCGGTCACGATCCGCAAGCCCAACCGCTTCCTTGTGTCCTCGGGTCCGGGCCTGTCCATCCAAGACATCAGCGAACCGTCCACCAGCATCACCATCTCCAACCAGAAGCACGTGGACTTCCAGTTCTCGTCTCAGGATCTGACGCTCACGGTGGAAGAGTTCTCCGAGCGGTACATCAAGCCGGCGGCTGCCGAACTTGCCAACCAGCTGGACTACGACGTTCTCCAGAACACCACCTCCCTTCAGAACTGGGTCGGCCCGCAGGGTGCTGGTACGGCTCCGAACAGCTTTGCCGCTCTGGCCGCTGTCGGTCAGCGGATGGACGAAGGCGCTGTGCCGCAAGACGGTCGCGTGCTCGTGCTGAACCCCGCCGCCTACTGGGCGCTGGCGAATGCGCTGATCGGCGTGTACGTGAAATCGGTCGCTGAACCGGCCCTGAAGGGGTACTTGGCGAACATCGCCAATTTCGAGATCTACGAAGACCAGAACGTCGCCAACCTCACCAACGGTAACTACGCCGGTACGGGCGTGGTCAACGGTGCCAGCCAGTCGGGTTCGAACCTCGTCACCAACGGCTGGACGGCTTCGCGTACCAACCTTTTCCTCGGCGGTGAAGTCATCACCATTGCGGGCGTGTATGCGATCAACCCGAAGAGCCGCAAGTCCACTGGTGCTCTGCAAAACTTCCTGGTCACCGGCCCGGTCTCGTCGGATGCGAGCGGCAACGCCACGCTGCCGATCTACCCGGCCATCAGCACCACGGGCGCCTACCAGACCGTGTCTGTCTCGCCTGCGAACCTCGCCGGTGTGACGGTCATCTCCGGTTCGGCCAACGTGACCTATCCGCAGAACGTCGGCTTCGTGAAGGACTGCTTCGGTCTCGTCACCGTGCCGCTGGAGCTGCCGGAAGGCGTCGACTTCAAGGCTCGCGAAACCTACAAGGGCATCTCGATGCGGATCATCCGGGCTTACGACATCAATAATGATGTGTTTCCTGCGCGTATTGACATCCTATACGGAACCACTACGTTCTATCCGGAGCTGGGGGTTCGTCTCACCGGCTGATGACCGGATGGAGATTGAATGTCCAAGCTCGTTCTTGAAACAAGGGTCTGCAATGTTTGCTCTGAGGAAAAACCCACCAGCCAGATGGTCGCGAGTTCTCGCTACCGTGGTGGGTTTATGCCTTGTTGCAAAGAATGCCGGAATGCGTATTGGCGAGATCGCAGAGCCTCATCGCCGGAGTTCCGAAAAGAACGCAGCGATGCGGTTCGGCGGTCACGTCTCTTACGTAAATACGGCATCACGCAATCCGATTACGAACGCATGTTGGTTAAACAAGGGGACTGTTGCGCCCTTTGCAAATCAACAGACAAAGGACGATCTGCCCGCTGGACAAAATGGAACGTCGATCACGACCACAAAACGGGCGTTGCTCGCGGACTTCTCTGTCACAGCTGTAACATCGCAGTGGGCCAATTTGAAAAACTGGTTGAGCGCGTCGGTTCCGACCCCGTTCTGGCATACATCAAGCGTGGAGTTTAATTGATGTTTGAACGGAAAAAGATGCCTAAAGGGTGGAAGTCACCCTTCAAGGTGGATCTCTACCAGGTTGTCGTCGAGCGGACTGAGGATGGCCGTGTCCTCCCAGTCGGCCCGATGGCAACCAAGGAAGTGCTTGGTCCGTTCAAGGACGCCATTGCTCAATCCATCAAGACCGGCATGGAAACACGCTGGTCCAACCCGCAGATGCTGCTCGTAAAGCCCTCGTAAGGAACCAGAACCATGCCCGTCGTCTCCGCCGCCTCCACTGCCACGAAGGGTCCGAAGCAACTTTCGGATCAGAATAGCCAGGGCACTGTCCTTGGTGCCTCGTCCACCGACCTGATCGGCTTCTACGGTGCCAACCCCGGCATCGTGCAGCCGGCCTCGCAGGGCTCCCTTAAGGGCTATGTGGGTGTGGTGACCACCTACGCTGTGACGCTGACCCCGGTGTCTGTGGCTGCCAACACGGCTGCTGAACAGACCCTGACGGTCACGGGTCTCGCCACCGGTCAGCTGGTCGTGGTGACCAAGCCCACCACGCAGGCGGGTCTGGCCCTGTCTCCGTCGGCTCGCGTGTCGGCCACCAACACCCTGGCGGTGAACTTCGCCAACGACACGGCGGCTGCCATCACCCCGACCGCTGGTGAAACCTATCTGGTCACCGCCATCCCGGCCACCATGCTGCTGACGGCTACGCTCACCCCGACTGCGGTGGGTCCGAACACTGCCATTGAGCAGCAGTTCACGGTGTCGGGTCTGGCTGCTGGCTCGCCGGTCATCGTCAACAAGGCGGCTTCTCAGGCGGGTCTGGCCATCCTCGGTGCTCGCGCCGTGGCTGCCAACACGCTGGGCATCACCTACCAGAACCTGACGGCTGCCACCATCACCCCGACCGCTGCGGAAAGCTACCTTGTGTATGCTTCGCCGGAGATCCAGGTTGCCCCGGTGCTGAAGACCGTGACCGCCACGCTGACCCCGGCTTCTGTCGCTGCCAACACCACGGCGGAACAGACCTTCACCGTTCCCGGCATCAACGCCAACATGCAGATCTACGTCAACAAGCCGACCTTCACCACGGGTCTCGGCATTGGCGGCTATCGCGTGTCGGCTGCCAACACGGTGGCGATCACCTACGTCAACAACACCTCGGCGGCGATTGTGCCTCCGTCGGAAACCTACACCATCGGCGTGTTCCCCGGTGCGGTGCCTGCGGCTGGTTCCTCCACCGCCTACACCTCCATGAACGGTGGACCCACCGCTGACCACGCGGCTCTGGTTTCGCTTGGCTTGGTGGCTGCGCCGTAATACTGTATCGGGGTGTGTTCCTCCCCGACTGGATATCCACCGTGACCTACGTGATTTTCGCGACTCCCTCGTTAGATCACAAAGTCACGGTGGATTTTTTGCGTTGTGCGATAGCAACGGATAACGCCTGCGAGAAGGTTGGGTTCACCAGGGGCTGGGCGCAACGATGCGGTGATCCGTTCATCGCCAAGGCCCGCAGCAAGATGGTGGCGGAGTTTCTGGACACGCCCGCGGCCACGGATCTCTTCTTCCTTGATGACGACCTCGGCTGGCCGGCGCACAAGGTCATTGAATTTCTGAACCGCCCGGAAGATGTGATCTGCGGCGTGTATCCCAAGAAGCAGGACACGCCCGACTGGCCGGTGTCCTTGGCAGCTCATGCAGACACCCGCAAGCTGGTGGAACGTGATGGGCTCATCATGGCAACGCACGTGCCCACGGGCTTTCTGCGTATCAAGCGCCATGTGCTCGAGGACCTGTACTACAAGGCTCCGGTGTTCCGTGACGTGGAGATCAATGGGGACCGGGTGAAGTACCACGCCGTGTTCAACTCAGGCCCTGGCGCGGATGAATGGTGGTGGGGCGAGGACTATGCGTTCTCGAATGCCCTGACCGCTGCGGGTTATGAGATGTGGGTTGATCCTGACATTGCCTTTAAGCACCGTGGGTCCAAGACGTGGACCGGCACACTGACCGACGGTGTTTCCACCTTCAGAGACCGGGCGAGGACTATCGATGGAACACAACGAGTATCCGAAACACATGCATCACCCGCACAGCCAGCGGGGAAAGACGGAAAAGGTCGAGGAATACCTTTCCGACAAAAAGGCAAACTGGCAAGGCACGCCCGATAAATATCCGCCGGTGTTGGTGTATAATGTGGACCAGGAGGAGCAACACCGCGCTCAGGGATATTACACCATCGGATCGTCTTCGCC